CTAAAAGCTCTGAAAACAGGTAAGTTTCCACGATCTCCTTTTGATACAGATTTACTTCCAGAAGATCATCCAGATGCCTCTGATGAGAAATATGGAAAGCCAAAGAAACCAAAGAAACCTAGAAGAAGAAAAAAAGCAATAGAGAATGTTCCTGATTACATGCAAAGGAATGCAAGAAGAGGATTGGACTTACTTGAGTTTGCAGGAGATGGTTTAGTAGAAAGAACAATCAGAGAGGCTAGAAGAATGGCAAATGGAGAAATATCTGATGATAAAGCTCGTAGGCAATCTGCTTGGTTTCTAAGACATGAATCAGATCTTGATTCTCCAAGAGCAGATGAATACTTGAGTGGAGAAAGTGATAAACCAACAGCAGGACAGGTAGCGTGGCTTTTGTGGGGTGGCGATATAGATAAAGAAAACAAGATGAGAGCACAGAAGTGGGCAGAAAGACAAGTAGATATGATGGATGAAGAAAAATCCTTACGATATGATTTCTATGGATGGGAAGATCCAACAGTAAAATTTCTTGGTTTGCCACCTGTAAAGAGATATAAGACAGAAGAAGAAAAACAAATGTATTGGAAAGAGATAGATAATTTAAGAGTTAGATGGGAGGGAACACTATCTGAACTATATGCAAAAGAACTTAATAGACAAAAAAGAGAAGTTGCAAGACAGATAAGAAAAAGCAAAAACATAGATGATATGGAAACACGAATAGATAAGGTGGTAGATAGTACAAACTTTGAAAAAGAGTTTTTACCATTGTATTACTCATTATCAGATGATTTCTCTGTAAGAACATACGATAGTTTGTTTCCACAACAGAAAGAAGAAAAGGCAGCAGATCCTGTTGATCTAGGTGTACAAATAGAAGAAGAGGATGCAATAAGAACTGTATTTACAACTCTTGGTATATTACTTCCGACACAGGGTAGAACAATAAGAAACATTGTAGAGGAGGGATTTTATCGTAGGCAAAGAAATGTTCCTCCAGCAGTAGGCTCATTATTTCAAGATGGACAAGCAGCAAACTTCTTGCAGGAAAATGGTAAAGCAGTAATGAAAGATTTAAACAATACAACAAAGAAAAGAATATCAACAATCGTTGCAAATACATTGAAAGAGTTTGAAGATTTAGGCATAGTAAAGCCTGTTGCAGGAACAGTAGATGGCGATAAGTTCTTCAATGAACTTGCAAGAAAGATTAATGTAGAGTTAGGTGGACAATCTTTAAATAGAGCAAAATCAATAGCTAGAACAGAGGTGCTCAAAGCATCTTCATGGAGTCAGCAAAGAGCTGCAAAATCAACAGGCAAGAAACTAGAAAAAGAATGGGTTTCACAAAGAGATCAGCTTGTAAGAGATGCACATGTAACATTAGACAATCAAAGAGTTCCGGCTGATAGCTTTTATCTGTATAATGGAATCAAGTTGGATTTTCCGGGAGATCCGAAAGCTCCAGCAAGTTTAGTAGTAAATTGTAGATGCACAGAGGCATTTGTAGAGGTAATAGATGAGTGAAGAAATAAAAAGACCAAAAGACTTAGTGTACAAAAGTACACCGATAGAACTTAAAGAAGATGGAGATACTAGATACCTAGAGGCTGTATTTTCTTTATTTGATAAAGTAGATTCAGATAATGACATAACACAAGCAGGAGCTTTGAAATCAGGATATGAGGGTAACAAAGTTCCATTAGTTTGGAATCACGATTGGAGCAAAGTAATCGGTAGAGGTGTTATAGAGTCAGATAATGAAAAAGCAGTATTCAAAGGATATTTTCTAAATACTGAATCAGGCAAAGAGGCATACGAAACTGTAAAGCAAATGAGAGATATGCAACAGTTCAGTTATGGCTTTCAAGTCTTGGATTCAGATACATCAACAGCGACTGATTCCAAAGGAGAAGAAGTACCTGTAAGAGTATTGAAAGATGTAAAGGTTTGGGAAGTTTCTCCTGTACTTGTAGGATCACAACAAAACTCATTTGTTCAAGCATTGAAATCAGGTTTAGATCAGTTTGATACACCACAAGAGGAAGAAGAAGAAAAGAGAGCTCTTGGGGATGATATGTACACAACAAAAGAAGAGGCAGAGGCTAGAGCAGAAGAACTTGGATGCTCTGGTTTTCACGAACACATGATGGATGGCGAAACAGTTTATATGCCATGTTCCAATATGGATGATTACACAAGAATTACAGGTCAAGAGCACGAGTCAGAAGATAATCCATCATTGACTTATGCAGGTAAGATTTCAAGTGAAACTGATACAGAAATCAGCACTTCTACTCAACAGGGTAAAAGGCTTGAAGAACAAGCCCTATCTTCTCTTGAGGAGATTAAGGCATTTACAGAGAGAATAGAAGATCTTGCTCTTCTAAGAAACTCTGAAAAGAAAACAATGAGTTCAAAATCAACTGAATTATTATCTAAGTATTTACAGGGTTTGAATGCAATCTATAACAGATTGGATGATGTCTTGGAAACACATGGATATGATGAAGTTTCTGATGATGAACTCTTTTTGGAAGTTCAAAAGAACATTTTTAAAAACCAATAGGAGAAAAATATAATGGCAACATTAAAAGAACTTAGAAATGAGAAAGCTGCTAAATCAAATGAATTAGCAGAAATTTTTGATTCTGTTGAAGAAATGTCTGAATTAACATCCGATCAAAAAGAAGAAATAAAAAGAAGAAATCAAGAACTCGCAGATATTGGCGATTCAATTACTGAATTACAACAGTTAGAGGAAATCAAAGAATCTAACGAAAAGGTAGAAGAAAAGGTTGCTAAAACAGCTCCTATCTACCAAGAGCCAGAAGTTGAAAAAGCACCAAAATCTTTGGGGCAACAATTTCTTGAGTCTAATGCGTACAAAAGTTTCGTAGATCATGGATTGAAAAATATTCCATTTGAAACAAAAACTACTGTAACAACTTCAGTTTGGACTAGAGATACAATCTATCAACAGGTTATTCCTGCAATAGAGCCAGATCCTAATCCAGCATTAGATCTTGTAGATTCTATCAACACAGATCAAACAACTTATTATTTCTTACAAGAGGGATCAACAAACAACGCAGCCGAGAAAGCAGAGGGAAGTGCAGCACCAGAGGATGCTTTCACTTACACAGCAGTTACTGCTCCTGTTTCAAAATTCATTACAACTCTACCTATAACAGCAGAGTTGCTTGAAGATCAAGCAGGTGCTCAAGCATATTTTGATGGCAGATTAGCAAATCATGTTATGCAAAGACTAGAAAAGCAGTTCCTAATCGGTGGAGCAGTTGCACCAAACATTAGAGGATTAACTCAACATGCTGGTATTAATACAATTACATACACAGCAGGAGCATTCCCAGCAACTGCTGGAGGTAAGTTGAGAACAGTATTGGATGGAATCAAAGATGTTGAGATTAATGGAAAATTGAGCCCAGATGCAGTTCTTATGAGCCCAGCAGCTTATAACGCACTTGTAGCTCAAGTAGATGGTAATAACAACTTCATGTTAGGTGCATCAGCATTAGCTGGTACTCCTACCATTTGGGGATTACCTGTTACAAAATCATCTCAAATCGGTGGAGCAGTTGGAACTACTATTGATGTAGTTGTAGGTGCTTTCGGTGGATCTTTAGCAGCTAACCATGTGTTTAGAAGAGGTATGGAAATTTCCATCTCTGAAAATGCAGCAGATGGCGACTTTGGAAAAGATATATTAACAATCAAAGCATCATTACGATACGCATTGGCAGTATATAAACCACAGGCATTCACAAGAATCAACGATATAGAATAAATTTATGGAACAGCAGAGCCACACTTTTGTTTTAAATACAGAAGTTGTGAGCTCTGCAATCCATAAAGGAGAGGATAAAAATATGAAAATTGTAGAAAAAGAAAATCAAATGGTTTGGAAAGATAACAAAACCGGAAAAATGGTACAGGCAAAAGATTGTCCATTTACATCTGGAGTATTAGTAGCAGGTATGGGAGATGAGATTCCTAAAGGTGTTACTAAAAAATCTGCAAAGAAACCAGAAACAAAAGCAGTAAAACCAAAAGAAAACAAGTAATCAATGTGGTTTGATGATCCTTTATGGGATGATCTAGATGAGGAATTAGATGAGCCATCAGTATATAGACAAGAGTGAACTAAAAACCTTTTTAGGTATGTCTGGTACTGCTCAAGATAACAACTTAGATTTCGCATTGGATGCAGCATCTGCAGCGATAGATGACTTTTGTGGAAGAGTGTTTTATCAAACTGATGTACAAGATAGATTCTTTGATTGTGAATTTAGTGATTATGTAATGATTGATGATATAGCAACTACAACTAATCTTGTTGTTAAAACACTTAATTCTGATGGTACAGATGATGAAACTTTGACTTTGAATACAGATTATTATTTATATCCTCAAAACGCTAATCAAGAAGATCCAAAGATGCCTTTTGACAAGATAGTTATGGCTATTGAAGTGAGTGGAAAGATACTTCCAACAAAGTATCCAAGAGGTATAAAAGTTACAGCAAAGTTTGGTTTTCCTACACAATCAGGATCAGAAACAGTTCCAGCAGCTATTCAACAAGCAACACTTATACAAGCATCAAGATTTTTTCAAAGAAAGAATAGTCCAATGGGATTTAGTGGTAATCCAGAAACAGGCCAAGCTCCTGTAATATTCCTATCTGAACTTGATCCAGATGTACAAACACTATGTAAAAAATTTAAGAAAACAACTATGGTACTTGCATCTGGAAGGCCTTATGTTGGCGTTACACAAATAAACAGGAATAGGATCTATGGGGCATGAAACTTACAATCAAAGGTGCTTTAGATTTAAGTAGATCCATAAATAGTCAAACAATATTTAATAAAAGATCAGTAGATACATTTAACAAACTAGGAAGAGATTTTAAACAAGATTCACTAGACAGATTACGATTACCTCCATCTCCTCAATCAAAATCAAGTAAATCAACAGGTAAAACTAGAGATTCTATCTTTGTAGCTAAGCTTGGTAACACAAATAGATTAAGAATGAGTGAGGGTGTAAAACTTGCATCAAGTTCAAAAACAGCAATATTTTTACATGGTAAACCAATATTTAGAGGTTTTAAACCAATTAAGAAAACAAAACCATTCTTTCCACCATACAAAAAAGGATCAGGATTAGCTAAATGGGCAGCAAGAGGAACTCCAAAATTAAATGCTTTCTTAGTAGCAAGAGCTATAAGTAAAAGAGGTTTGAAAATGAAGCCATTCATTGGTGGTGTTATTTTTGAAAAACAGGATGAAATAAAAAACGAACTAGACAAAATGTTAGAGAGAATAGCACAAGATATAGCTAAGGCAGTTAGATAATGGCTACATTTTCAAGTATCAGAGATGGACTTAAAACAAGATTAGAAACAGTTTCAGGACTTACAGTCTATGATACTGTACCTGATTTTCTAGATCCTCCAGCAGTTATTATAGCACCATTTAATACTCTTAACTTTGATTCAACAATGCAAAGAGGAAGTGATACTTATGAGATACCTGTAATACTTTATATTCAAAAAGTAGATGCAGCATCTGCACAAGATAGTCTAGATGCGTTTCTTGCAAGTTCAGGTGGATCAAGTATCAAAGCAGCAATAGAGGGAGATATAACTTTGGGAGGTGCTGCAATGTCTGTTAGAGTAGTAAGTGCAACTGATTATGGAGAATATGAAGTATCACAGGGTACATCATTTCTTGGAGTAACATTTAATATTGAGGTAATAGGATGAAAATAGAAATTTTAGTAGGAAGTAATTATCCAGATGGAGATGAAGAAGTAAGAGTAGAAGCAGGAGATGTTGTTGAGGTATCCGATAAGATAGCTAAAAGTTTGATAAAGAACAAAGCAGCAGTAAAATTTGATAGTGCAAAGAAAACTAAAAAAAGTAAAAAAAGAGCTAGAAATGAAGATGGGAGTTTTAAAGCAGATGATCCTACAACTCCTGAAAACGAAGCTTGGGAGGTAACTGAATAATGCCAACATTCACACATGGAAAAGAAGCAGTTATCATTCTTGATAATACAAATCTTTCAACAACTTTAACTGATGTATCTGTATCTCTTTCAGCTGATGTAAGTGAAACAAGTACATTTAGTTCAACATCAAAAACATTTGTTTCTGGCCTACGCGATGGCCAGGCAACCGCTAGCGGCTACTTTGAAACATCAAGTCCGGATTCAGATGCAGAATACTTAGCACAGTTGGGAAGTTCTGGATCTGCTTTCTCTATTGCACCAATAAACTACACAAGAGGAAATCCGGTTACTTTAGGGAAAGTAGTTGAAACCTCTTATGACAGATCGGCTGATATAGCTGGTGTTGTTGCGGTTGCGGTTGCTTTCCAATTTGATACAGATACATTTGATGGTAAAACTTTGGTAGCTCCAGCGGCCTTCACTTCAACATCAACACAAACATCAGTTGATTTTGGAGCAGCAGGTACAAATGGAGGTGGAG